ATCACTTCTTAATTTTTTGGGTGCAAAATATCGCTTAATACTGTTATCTCGTTGCCTCGGTTTCGCTTTCGGTGCTAATACTTTTGCCTTTATCTTAACTACTTCCGCAGCTGGTTCGATTATCTTCCTTAATTCATTAGCGTCTCCAACCTTCTTAATTAATTTTAATATATCTTCATTAAATGCGGTTAGGTCAACATCAAGTATCTGTGCTTCCCTAACCGATTGATTCATATTTTTATATGGTCCACGCGGTTGGCTTCCACTTAAAAAGCTATTAAGGTAGTTTTGCGCTCTACCTCTATTATAATTATGTTGACCTAATATCCTTTTATATATAGCCATTACTTATACGCTTTAGCTTCCAAAACCATAAACTGTTTCTCCGGCTCGTATGTAATCCGGTCAATGTCGTAATACCTCGAATCGTAATTAATCCGCATCTTCTCGGTTATATCAGTTCGGTGCCGTACCGTAAACTCTACATTCCTTACGGTAGTCTGTTTCGCTACCATTTCTTTTTCATCCGTACCCACCTTCTGATACGAAATCGCAGCCCATACGGTTGCGAACGTGGACCAAGATTCGGTTATGGCTCCTGATGCGCTTCTGGTTTCGGAAACGGATTCAATCACAATCCGCTCGTTCATTCTGCCCAATATTTCCGTTTTGTTCCAAACTTTCATCAGATGCCGATAAATAGGTTATAATTCAATCTATCAAGAAGCGATTGCGAAGCTGAATATTTCTCCTTTACAAAGTCGCTTCTGTTGTGGTACATATCGGACAAAACCAATCTTACTGCTTGACGAATCGAAGCTGGAACATCTGAAGATGCGTCTCCGTAACCGGCAACATAAGTAACCATTAACGAATTGATTTCTGCTAATATATCCGGGAATACTTCGCCATAGGCTGGTGTGATTCTCGCTGCCTTTCGGTAGGTATCCACCTTGTATAAGGATGCGTTCCAAGTTTGCTCCGTTTCGTTCGTGTCGGTGTAGGTTATACTGGTTACCGATTGGACTGGATGAACCGTTAAAAATAAGGTTGGAAACAAATCGCCTATTTTCGGCTTCGGAATTTTATCAAAAACTTCTGCAATAGTCTGTGTAATGAATTTTTGACCGAGATAATTTTCACAGTAGTCAGTTGCCGCAGCAACCATATCAGAAATAAGCGTGTCATCGGCTGATGTATCTATTTTTAAATAATTTTTAGCTTCTGCCGTAGTCAGAATAGGTGTAACAGGACCAGATGTAACCTTATAGTATCCCATTATTTCGTTTTACGAGTAGTTCTTTTTTTTGCCGTGTTCGTTGCTGTTTCCGCTTCTGTGTTCGTCTTGGTTTCGACTTTTGTAGATTCAACCAAAACCGCATAGCCTTCTTTTATTAATTTATCAGCTAATTCCTTGCGGACAAGTCCAGAATGACCAACGTTATAAGCCATTTTGTATTTGCCGACTGGACTTTTTATAAATTTAACTTTTACTAAATCCATTGTGATGTGTTTAATAAGGTAGGTAGCCGATTTGACTACCCACCATTAATTATTTTATGCAGTCAAATCTGCGTCTAAAACTGCGCTAAAAGAAGCAGCGTGTCTTACCGCAATATCCCACCAAGAATTAACTATCAATGTAACTAAAGCGTTTTTCGCGCTCGTAAATGGGTCTACGACTAAATCGATTCCTGCCCAGCTTCCTATTATAAGTTCCGACCAATCGCAACTAAATAAGATAGCGTGTAGGTTAGTTCCTGATCCCTTTGTTAAATCTGAAGGTACTAATGTAGAAACTAAAGATCTGTAACCGTTCATTGTTCCTTCTCCGACAGTTGCGCCATCCTGATAAACAAACATACCTGTGTTGTTTGCTTTTTCAGTTGTTTTCAAAGCACCTCTAACGCCCGGAGTTGTTAAATATCCAGCTCTATTAAATACACCGTTCGCGGATGTTGTGTCTGTTTCCAATTCTACAATATGTGAGAATGTGGGCGCACCTCCATTTGTCCCTATTGCCACGCTTCCAATCCCAGAAGTTCCAATAATACCTAAAGGTTCGTTACCAGAACCAGCACCATTAATAGCAGCAGCGTCTAATGCTTGGCTAATAGCCATAGACAACCTTTCGCGAATCATATTCTCTACATTAATAGTAGATTGAACCATCAACTGCTTGGAGATGTCTGTGAACGCTCCCAATCTGTTAGGACTCATCTGGATTCTGTCAAAGGTTGGAGATGTTTCAGCGTTAGCATCGTTTTCTCCCTCCCAAACTGCAGTAGCAGCAGCGTTGTTTCTTGGGAAATCGATGTTAGATGTCAATCCTGTTAAATAAGTAGCACCTAATCTTTCTGTAACCAATGTTGGATCAAGAAATGGAATTAATGCTCCTATATCCGTTTGAATGGTAAATCCACCTTGAGTAGTTGTACCAGCAGTCATATCCCTTTTGGCACCCGGAGTTCTCATTAACATTGTAGGAATAGTCAAGTTACCGTTAGGATTGACTCCAGCTGCTCTTGCTTCTCTAACACCTTCTTGGTGCATTTCAGCCGCAACTCCTTCTAATCTTCTTCCTTCAACCAATTGAGTAATCGCTCCATCGTGCCCTGTCAATCTAAATTCAGTAGCAACCTTTTCTTCTTCAGTTTTCTTACTAACGTTTCTTCTTGCGTCCTCGTTTGCTTTTCTCTTTGCTTCTTCATTAGCTTTTCTCAATTCTTCAGCCTCGATAAAAGATTCTCTTTCGATTGACTTGTTAAGGTCTTCTGCTCTCTTACTCAATTCATCCCACTTGTTGTTCATTTCTTCGGTAAACTCGTTACCACCGGCAGAACGGTGTAGTGCTGTCATTTGATCCAACACTTCCGCCCTCGCCTGACGTAATTCATCAGATTTTTTCATTTTACTTCTTGTTTAATTTTAATAGATATAATTCACGTTGCCGTATGGCATCCGCGTCGGAATGTTCTTCCTTTAATTCTTTATTTTTAAGTTCGTCAATTTTTCGTGCCTGTACTGATGTCGATTCATAAGCCGGGAACGTTACCGGAGCAACATCGTACAATTTCTTAATTTTTTTAATGGTACGATAAACCGTATCGCCTTCTTTTCGATATTCATCGTCCTCGATAGTAAACGCGAACGAAGATTGACTTATATCGCCTCGTTTTATAGATTCATACATATCCCTTCCCAATTGGGTATCAGGCATATCAATTTCGTACGCCAATCCGTTTTCGTCCACCATTAATCGCAATGTTCCGGCTTTGGTTCTGCCTAATACAAAATTGCTATCGTGATTAAACAATGCCCGGACATCATCCATATCCGTATCCGAAAACGCTTCTCGGTCGATTGTTTCAATAAAACCGCCTAAATCTCCGCTTCTGTTTTCAAATGTGGCAGCGTATCCGCGCACGGTTCGTTTTTCTTCCTTGTCCATCGCCCTCAATTCCAATCCAAATGTTCTTATTTCTTTTTCCATTATTCTGGATTTACGTTTTCTTTAGAATTACTTGCCAATGGCATTCCGTATTCATCTCCACCATCGTATCCGTTCATACCTTCCTTCTTCCTTATTTCATTAGGATTCAATGCCCTAATATTATACATCGTCTGATATAATCGCGCTCTTGAATCGGTATCACCTTGTAATAACCCATCTAAATCAAACTTAACAAAGGTTTTGCCCCATTGCGAACGCGGAAATAGTTTTGAGTTAAATTCGGATTCGATTCGCTTGGTCCAGCTTCGCAATGTGTATTGAACAAACATCCTATTAAGTAATTCGGAGTTGTTAAAGGTTTCTGTTTGACCCAACAACGTAACTGGAACACCAGTAATATTAGAAATATCCGTAATGGTTAATTTTCTCGCGTTTATGTCGTTTTGGTCAACGGCTTTTCCTGTTTGTCTATATTTAACTCCATTGCTTAATAATGCAGTTTTGCCGGAATTATCCGCACCTTGATATTTTCGATTCCAGCTTTCTTCGATTATATCCCTTTGTTCTTTGTTTAATGGTTGTTCGGTTTCCAATACACCACCAATCTGCGCTCCGTTTCCGTAAAAATTAGCACCGTGTTGGATTTCCGCAATACCCCTTCCGATTGTATCCATTTGATAGTCAATCACGGATTTGCCCATTATTCCATCTTCCGAATACATTCGCAAATGGATAATATCCGATGCTGGTACGCTTTCTTTATGTTCGTGTAGGTAATAGAAATATTCGTTACCAGCTTGGAACTGTTCCCAACTTCCTGTTACCAAATGCAATCTGTCAATCGCTCCTGACGCATCCGTCATTATATGAATCAGCGCGTTTCCACCTTTGTAATGGCTTGATCCGGTAAACAATTGCCTAACCATTGTTTCAAAAAACGTAAACTTGTCCAAATTCGGATCCGGTCGGAAATTGATTAGCGGATATAAAGGATGGTTTACGGCTTCGGTTATGTTTCCTTCTTCGTCCTTTGTATAAACCGATAATGGTAAAGATGCGATTTGTTCGGATAAAATCGTGACTGCTCGAAAATAGGCTGGGATTGATTGCGATGTTTTCCAATTTACAGGGACTTTCGCGCGTGATGCGGAAAATAAAACGGTCTGCCACGTTGACCAATCCTTGGCCGGACCAATATTGGAGTAAATCGCAGCTCTAAACTGCTGAAATGGTTTTGCTATGCGTTGGATTAATCCCATAACGCAAATATTTCAGAAAAACAATGGTTTTACCAAAAAAAAAGTTAACAAAGTTTGTTTTTGTTAATTTTAGTAGTATATTGTACCATTATTCACCCAAATCTATTAAAAATGAACAACTATCAAGACCTTTACTCCGTGTATGGCGAGTACAACAACAAATTTTACCTTGAAACTTACTCAAATCACAAAGATGCGTATTCAAGGTATGCTGAATTAAGTTTCAAGATGCTGAAACAAGCTACTAAAGAATGGAAGAAGAATCCGGATCTGATTCCG